CTAAAAATTGGTTGAAGATAGATCAGAACAATATCTAAAAATTGTTAAAGACGGAAAAGTAGTCAACGTTGGTGCTAAAGGAACTAAAAAAGCTAGTATTACTGGTGAACCTGCCAATACCAAAGTTGCAAAGGGCAAATACAAGGCATCCTATGATGAGGTCGATTCCAATGAACTGTCTCAACGTGCGTCAGAATTAAGGGATGTTTCTGAATTTACCACGCAACCGATTAAGGTAACTGATGTTAGTTTAGATAAAACTACATTAAGCTTAGATACAGGTAAAACAGGACAGTTAAAAGCTACTGTAGCACCTGCTAATGCTACTAATAAAGGCTTAAACTGGGCTAGTGATAATGAAAGTATTGCTACTGTAGATAGTAACGGTAAAGTTACCGCAGTTAAAGCGGGTACAGCCAATATCAAAGTTGGTACTAAAGATGGAAATAAATCAGCTCAATGTAAGGTTACAGTAACTGCTAAACCTGAACCAGAGCCTGAACCAACTGAATAACACATCAGACAGAGACGATGAAAATGAGACGAATTAGGAGGTGTAAATATTGGAGTTATCAGAACTTAAAACTATGCTCCAACTTAAGGATGATAAGCGCGACGATATTCTGAAGATAATCATTAAGGATACTGAGCAAGCATTGAGCTTAAAACTAGGCTTAAAGAACGCTAAGCCCATTCCTGATGAATTAGACTATATCGTTCGCGGAGTGGCCGTAAAACGCTACAATCGGCTAGCGAATGAAGGCATGTCCACATACTCCCAAGAAGGCGAAAGCATTACCTATAATGCTAACGATTTTGACGAGTATATGGACGACATCAACAGATGGAAAGACGATCACGATAAAGGTGATAACTTGTCGGGCCGTTTTTTGTTTATTTAGGGTGGTGGTTTGATGCGATTTAATAATAACGTCAAATTCTATGCTGATGATAAGCATTATGACCCTGTTGTGGGCGATTATGTTGGTAGTACGGAGTTAGTTGCTGATGTCATTGCCAATGTAACTGATGTCGGTACTAATCGCTCTAATGAGCTATTTGGCGATGCTGACATCAGAGCTCAAACGATTCGCTTAGCACATCCAGTTGGTCAGTCATGGAATTATTGTCTAATTGATGATGACAGCACACATTATGTACAGACAACGGCCAGAAACCCGCTTAAAGCTTATACCTTGATTGTAGGTGAGCAGAAATGAGCAGAGGCTATTCAGTTCATGGAATCAAGGGGCTAAACGCTGGCCTGTTAAAACGTGCGCAGTTAAAAGAAATCAAGGGTATCGTTAAAAAACACACTACCGAGATGCAACAAGAAGCAATGGCAAATGCTAGTTCAACTTACGTTAAGGGCTATTCAACTGGAGCAACTAAGAAGTCGATTGGTATTGGGTTTGAAGATAATTCATTGACTGGTTTCACTGGCTTGGGACTCGGCTACGATCCCTATGTTGAATTTGGCACTCGTTTCATGGCAGCGGAGCCGTTGCTCGGACCAGTATTTAAGAAGCACAAAAACGTATTTATTTCAGATATTAAGAAGGTGGTGCAATGAGATCACCTGAAAAGTCGTTATTTGATTATTTTTTTGGTTTGTCAAACAGTTGGGGCTATCACACTTACGATTATTTGCCAATGGAAAAACAATCAGTGGTTTATCCGTTTGTAGTGATTGGAGAAACTCAAACAGTTCCACAAAATACTAAGTATTCACGTAACGATCATATTTTTCTCACTCTCGATGTGTGGGGAGCAAAAGAGCAAAGAAAAGCGGTTGGCGAGTTAGCTGATCGTTTTTTAAGTTATGCGATTGGTGGTTTAGAAACCACAGAATATACGTTCTATGGCAATTCTGAACAGCAATCTAAACGTATCTTACAAGACGCAAGCGTAAAAAATACTGTGTTCCAACGGGGACACATTGAAATTGAAATGGAGGTTATTTAATGGTTTTAAAATACATGAAAGGCGTTAATACAGTTGCGTTTGCTCGTAAACTGGCTGACGCAGAAACTAAAGAAGCTGAGCTGATTCCTTGGCAAACATCACTCACATTTGACCCTAGTCGTGATAGCGATGCTACTGCTACAAAGGACGGAAATGTTAATACATCTTCAAGCGTGGAAACAGACTTGGAAGTTGAATTTATTAACAACACTGCTGCGATTGCAGATGCATTCTATGATTCTATCTTTGACGGCGATCAAATGGAATTCTGGATTGTGTATAAAGATCGTTTGAATAGTAAAGGCGAAGCATATGCAGTTTATGCGCGTGTTACTGTATCCGAAGATTCTAACGATAACGACGCAGATGATAATTCTACTCGTGATGTATCTTTTGCAGTCGATGGTACGCCTAAACGTGGCTGGACAGCATTATCACAGCAACAGCAAGATGATATTAACTACATCTTCCGTGGTATTGCTAAGGTTGCTAAGGACGAAGGCGGCAAAGAAACAAACGGCGGTACTCCTTACGATAAAGCAAAAGATGCTGGCGTGAGCGAAGAACCAGCAAAAAAATAACAGCTCCGACTAATGTCACTGCATCCGCTACTAGTGACGGAGCAAAGATTACGGCGGATTAAATTAAATAAGTCGCTTAACTAAAATCATAATACGAGCAATCGGGCGGCTTTCATGGAGGGAATATATAATGCAAATTAAAATCAATGATAAAGAAGTAGAACTGAATTTTGGTGTTAAGTTCGTACGCGAATTAGATCAAATTGCTGGCATGAATGTAGGTGGTGCATCGTTTGGTATGGGGCTTACTAAGTCAATTCCCGCACTAAAAACTGCTGACCCTGCGGTATTATCCGATATTATCTATTCAGCAACTTCCACAGTACAAATGGGGCGCCCTAGTCGTGATGATGTGGATGACTTTATCGACAATTGTGAAGATCTCGAACCAGTTTTTGATGAAGTAATTAAAGAGATGAATAAAGCTAACGCAATTAAAACAGCGTTAAAAAACGCTCAAGCCTAGACGAAGAAGACGAGCAAAAAAGTAGTGAAGAAACCTATCACGAAATTGTGCTTAATAGTCTAACTCGTTTAGGCTTTTCTGTCGGTCAAATGCACGAAATAGAGTGTATGACGATGGTTGAGTATCAACTCGGTATGGAAGCCTATGCGTTAAAAGAAACGTATAAACGCGAAGATATGGCGTTACAAGCATGGTTCAATCAAACGGTACAAGCTACTAAAGGTTCAGATAAACATCCTAAGCCAGCTTACAAGAATTTCAGTGAGTTCTACGATACTGAAGCTTATGAAGATGACATCCGAGCAAGATTTGAACCTGATTACACTTCCGCACGACAGCAAGAAAAACATGAGCAAGAAATCATGGCCGATCGTTGGAAGAAGTTACAAGAATATAAGAAACAACAGAAAGGGGGATAATATTGGAAAGCTATTCAGTACAGGCTGAACTCTCAGCCGTTGATAAGATGTCGCCAGCCTTTAGAAATGCCGCTAGTGCAGCCGAAAGTATGAGCCAAAAAGTCAGCGGTGCATTATCTAGTTTAGGCAAAGGAACGATGGCAGTGGGTGCTGTTATTACCGCCTTTGGTGCTAAATCATTGAAAACATACGGCGATTTCTCAAGTAATATTAATAAGGCGGCAGTTGTGGCTGGTTCTAGTAATAAAAAACTAGCTGGGAATATGAAACAATTAACTCAAGTTGCGGTTGATATGGGTAAAGAATTGCCTATCAGTATTCAAGACGCATCTGAAGCAATGGTTGAAATGGCTCGACAAGGTGCAAGTGTGGGAGATATTAAGAAAGAGTTCCCACCGATCGCACGTGCAGCTGCATCAGCTGGTGAAGATTTAACTAGCGTTGCTACCACAGTTCAGCAATCAATGAATATCTGGGGTGGTGGCATGAAAACTGCTACTAAGAACTCTGCCACAATGGCTATTGTTGCCAATAAGTCCTCGGCAAGTATTGGGGATATGCAACAGGTATTTGCTAACGTGGGTACTGCTGCGAAAAACATGGGCTTCAGTTTGAAAGACGTTTCGGTTGCTACTGGTGTTATGACTAACGCTGGTATTCCTGCAGCTCAAGCATCAAATGACTTGAACCATGCGTTTACGCAAATGATTAAGCCATCTAAGAATGCAGCTTCTACTATGAAAGAGTTAGGTATCTCATATACTGATGCTCAGGGCAATATGAAGCCGTTGCGTCAAATTATTGGTGAAGTTGCTAAAGCCACTGACGGGTTAAGTGATTCACAAAAACAGGCTGCAATCAATACATTATTTGGTACAGCTGGCGCTAAGGCTATGCTACCGTTGCTTGATTCCGTTACTGATGGTTCACATAAAGCTGGCCAAGGTTGGGACGACATGAGCGCTGCGGTTGATAAAGGCGCAGGCTCATATGCAAAAGCTAACAAGTACCTACAAGATAATGCTCAAAACATGACTCACAACGTGGGCGATGCTATCGATCAGATGAAAGATGCTTGGCAAGGACTGACTATTTCAGCGATGGGAGAAAGTGCACCTGTTATTCAAAAAATAGCTCAAAAATTTGCTAACTTAGCAGATACTATCAGTAATATGCACGGACCACTAGGCGACCTCATTAAAGGCTTTATTGCATTTGCTCCTATAATCGGGCCTGTCGTAATTGCTATTGGTGCGTTTATGACAGGTATTGGTAAAATTGTGGGCGTAGTTGGTGGAGCTGGAAAAGCGTTAAAAATGTTTGGTGGTAAAACCAAAGCAGTAGGTACTGCAAGCACAGCCACAGCTGGACAAATTGCCGCAATGGGGTTAAAAGCCGCTGGTATCGGCGTTGGTATTGGTGCAGCAACCGCTGGAATGGGAGCATTTGCGGCAGGAGTTGCTAAATTGGCTAAAACAGGTCAAAAAGGGATAACTGCCATAATGGCAATGACATTATCAATTACCACGTTGGCAGGTGTTTTTGCTCTATTACATGGTCCATTAACATCTGCTATCCCTGCTATGCTTAGTTTATCTGTTACGATGCTATCAGCTGGAGCTAGTGCGATGATGGTTGGCGGAGCAATTTCAATTGCAGCGAATGGAATTACTAAACTGGCAAGCACAGGAAAAAGTGGAGTTGTTGCTACAGTAGCTTTAGCTGGTTCGATTGCAGCGTTAGCTATTGTTTTCTCCGTTTTAAGCGGGCCATTAACTGCTGCAATACCCGCAATGTTGGCTCTGTCTGTTGCTATGTTATCCGCAGGTGCTAGTGCTTTAATGATTGGCAGTGCTATCAATTTAGCTGGTCAAGGTATTAACTTAGCTAGTCAGGGAGTTATGCGCTTAGTACAGGCGTTTATTCTGTTAGGCCAAAATATGCAGATGATTGTGCCTACAATGAGCGCAGTTGGGCAAGGATTTGCCATGATGATAACTGGATTTGTTACTACATTAGCTAGTCAGATACCTCAAATCGCATTAGCTATGTCGAACATGATTCTAAGTATGTTAACAACAATCGCCACATTTATGCCTCAATTCATTGCTAAAGGTGTGCAAATAATTGTTAGCTTCTTGCAAGGTTTGGCTCAAGGGATGCCACAGATTATTTTAGCAGCAACCAATATGATCGTTAACTTCTTGACGGCATTAGCTCAAGCATTACCGCGTATTATTGCTGCAGGTACTAAATTAGTGGTTAATTTTCTAAATGGTGTTACTCAGGCTTTACCACAGCTCATTGCAGCAGGCACAAAAACTATTGTTACATTCCTAAGTGGAGTAGCTCAGGCACTCCCACAGTTGATAACGGCTGGTGTGAAAGTAGTTGTAGCGTTTATGCAAGGAGTTGGTCAGAATATCGGTACTGTTGTTAATGCTGGTATTAATTTAATAGGGAAGTTTATGCTTGGCATTGCTAACGGTATTCCAAAACTAGCATCTACTGCTATTAAGGTAGTTCTTGCCTTTGTAAAAGGTGTAGGTAACGCTTTAGGTCAAGTTATTGGTTCGGGTGGTAAATTACTAGATGCATTCGTCAAGGGTATCAAGCAAGGCTATGGAAAGGCTACTGGAGCAGGTAAAGGTGCAGGTTCTAAGGGCGCATCAGGTGCTAAATCAACCAGTGGTTTATTTAGCTCAGGTGGTCACTCGCTGATTGGCTCATTAGTTTCTGGCATGGTTGCTCTTGGTGGTCGTGTGATGGGAGCTGGCAAGTCAGTTGGTAGTCGTGGTGCTAGTGGAGCAAAGTCTACTTCAGGGCTGTTTAGTTCTGGAGGCCGTTCATTAGTTGGCATGTTAGCATCTGGTATTTCTGCCTTAGGTGGCAAAGTTATGTCTGCTGGTAAATCCGCTGCAAGTAAAGGTGCTAGTGGTGCTAAAAGTGCAATCAGTTCATTCAAAAGCGCAGGTTCTAACTTAATTTCTGGGTTAGTAAGTGGTATTCATTCGATGGCTGGTTCAGTCATGAGTGCGGCTTCTAGTTTAGCAAGCAAAGCTGCATCCACAATTAAGAAAGCGTTGAAGATTCATTCACCTTCACGTGTTACTTATGGTTTTGGGTCATATTTTGGTGAAGGTTTCGTTAATGGTATAAGTTCCATGCAGAAGCAAGTGCAGCGTGTTGCTGGTGGTATGGGTAATATGGCGTCAGATGCGCTTAATAGCAACGTGCAAGCACTGAACTCACGTGCAGCTAATGGTTCGATTAGCAGTAACATTACTGGACAACTAGCAGTTCAACAACAGCCAGCTAATATTTCGTTAGATTTGGGTGGTTCAAATTATACTGCTTTTGTCAACGATATTTCCCACAAACAAGGACAGTCAGCTAGTTTGAAACGTACCTATAGAGTATAGAAAGGGAGTGTATTATGTACGAATTTAGAGATTTAAAAAAGTACACTGGTTCTGATAATGTGCTCCAAATCGAGGCATTAAATTGGAACGGCGAATATTTAGATGAGAAAATACCGGGCTTTACCACACTCAACGTGGAAGGCAGAGAAAACTTTTCTCGCACAATAAACGCTCCTGAAATGGCGGACGATGGTAGTTTATATCTTAATTCAAGGTTTGAAGCTAAAACTATTACAGTCAGTTTTCAATTATTGGCTAGTTCAGGTGCTGAATTGCAAGATAGGTTTGATCGTTTAAAAAATTGGCTGTATCAACCACAGAAACAGTTCTTCTTTGCTGATGAAGCTAATTATTACTATATTGGTACGGTTTCTAAAGTTGAAAACTCCAAGGCTGGTCAGTTGAATATCATCGGTACGATTGAAATAACATGCTCGGATCCGTATAAGCGGGCTAAAGCGACTAAATTCACTGGTAATAAAATTAACGATCCTAAAATTGTTTATCCAATAGTACCGACCTTATTAACGTTCGTTCCAACAGTCGAAGGAGCTGGTTTTAAAGTCTCTACTAACGACGGAATGAAGATAGTTGTGGGACGTGGATTTGAATCTGGAGATGTAATAACGGTTGATTTTAGCAACTTGGCAGTTAAGTATAATTCGACGAGTGTTTTAATAGACTTAGATTTAACGAGCAATTTAGGCGATTTTACTATCAGAAATGGAACAACTTTTGTAGTAAGTCATGCCGGGTCTTTAACAATTGAATATGAGGTGACGCGGATTTGAAAATGTATTTTTTTAATAAAAGTGAAGAATTGGTACAAGTTGCCAATAATTTCATTGAAGCTCACCTTGTAGAGCAAATCAATACTGCCAGCCAGCTTACTTTTAGTTTAAAGAAGCCTTTATCATCAGAAGTTAGAAAAGCATGTATTCCATCTCCAAATAGGGATGGTTTTTTGATGTTTAAAATTCTAACAGAGGACATAAAAGAGTCGACAATTGAATACACCTGTATTGAATCTGCTTATGATGAGCTTGCTAGTTATGGATATATTAAGGACTTACGTCCAAGTGCTAGACAAGCACGTTATATGCTTGAAATGGTACTACAAGACACTCGTTGGGAATTAGGGCTAATCTATAACACTAGTAATGCAACGACTAATTTCTATTACGAACCTGTCCTTAATTGCATTCAAGACATTGTGAGTTTATTTAGTTTAGAATTGACGTTCACTGTCTCAATTGAAGGCAACAAGATAACTACAAGACAAGTCAATATGTATTATCAGCAAGGAAACCGCACTGGTAAGCGTTTTGAGTATGGCTCTAATGCTTTAGATGTTGAACGTGAAACGTCCACAGATGAGCTATACACAGCCTTGGTGGGACGTGGTAAGGGTGAGCAGGTAGATGGAGACAATGACCCAAATACGCCAGACGGCTATGGCAGAAGAATTACTTTTGCAGATGTTGAGTGGAAAAAGTCAGCTGGTAATCCATTAGATAAACCAAAAGGACAAGAATATCTTGAAGATCCCGACGCAACAAAAACTTATGGTTTTGACAACGGTAAACCGCGCATTGGTTTAGTTGAGTTCGAAGATGACACTGATAAAAAGGTGTTGTTGCAACACACTTACCAGAAACTTCAGGAGTTGAAGCGTCCTAAAGTTCAATTTAAAGCATCAGTTATTGATGTAGGAGATTGTACTCTAGGCGATACTGTGGCGATTATTCGGCATGATTTTCACTTGGAATACATGACACGTGTGTTCAAGGTAGACCATGACTTGCTTGATGAGCATAACAATACGGTTGAGTTAGGTGATGATTTAAGTAGCCAAGACATCACCAACCGAATCAACGATATTTCTAATACGTTGAATCAGAACGCTCAGCAAATCAGCTATGTTATGACATCTGCAGATGGTCAGCATAAAGTTAATTATTCGCCCGATCAGCCGGCTAACGCCAAGAATGGCGACTTGTGGTATAAAGATTTAGGCAATGGAGAAACTGAATTGTATATCTACAATGATGGTTGGCAACTGGTTGTTTCAACTGAACATCAAAAAGAAATTGATGACGCGATCGAACAAGCTAAAACCGACACTAAGGCAGCTAAAGAATTAGCTCAGTCAGGTGTTGATAAAGCTAATATAGCTGATGGAAAGGCTCAAAAAGGGATAGATGACGCTGCTAAAGCCTTATCAGATACAAACGTAGTTAACCAACAAATCATCAAGTTAAAAGGTGGCTCAACTGCCACCCTAGCGGAATTGGAAAGTGGCTTAAAATCAACTGTTAAAAGTCAAGACTTTGAAACTTATCGCGGACAAACCGACAAATTAATTCAAGACCGCGTGACCTCGGCAGAGTTTACTTCTTATCGCAGCCAGACTGATCAAGCAATTCAAGATCGTATCACGTCAACAAAATTTGACGCTAAAGTAAATTTATTAGACAGTCAATTAACCAGTGTGATTACTGATCTATCGACTCAGAATTATAATTTGATAAAAAATGGCTCGTTTATTGATAATTACGCCAATTGGTATCATAGCGCTGGTTTACCAATCACACGTTCACTTAATAATGGTGCGCAACCATTTACCACACCGTATGTTCGAGTCAGAAGTCCCAGTGGTAATTATCAACTAGCACAGACGATAGTTGATCCGGCTAGAATCTCAGACAAAGATTGGAATCTAAATTTTTATTTTCGTGGAGATCAAACGGCTGACGCAAGTGGCTATCTCGAAGTTTATCTAAAGGTAACTCATAGTGATGGCTCAATTAGTTATCCTGGTCATTCTGGCAGTTCCTTAGATTTGAGCAAAAGTGGCCAGTGGCAACGAGTTAACTTCTCACTTACCAAAAATGATTTAGCTGATGTTAGTTCTGCGGTGTTAGTATTTGGATTTTCCAAAGCAAACAGCGGTAACTGGTATCTCTCACAGATTCAAGTTAATCCGGGCGAGAATGCTCAACCATATACCGAAAGCACTGATAACTTCGCGACCAGTTCACAAATCACTCAGTTAAGCGGGCAGATCAACGCACGTGTGCAGATTGGTGACTTGATTAACCAAATCAATATCAGCAAGGAAGGCATTTTGATTGACGGGGCTAAGACACACATCACAAATGAGACTACGATCGACAAGGCAGTTATCACCTCGGCTATGATTAAAGAAATTAAGGCTGATTTGATTACTACCGGTGAGCTGAACGGAGCTAACTTACACGTGATAAATATTGATGTGAGTGCGATTGTAGGCGACACGTCTAATTTTGTGAAATCGGCTTGGAATGGCGTATCCCAATATGTCAATATTGATTCGAATGGTATCAATATTGGTGGCGGCACTGGTAATTTAAAGCTCACACGAATCGGCTTAGATTTCGTAGATGTAAACAACGGGGAGAATGTCGCAGAAATGCACACTACTGCGCGGAAGAAGAACCCCAAGGCCAACGGTGTCATGATTGGTTTGAATGTTGCGGGAGACTACTTCTCAGTAGCTAATCGGACAGACGACAATGATCCGGAATCTTTTAAATCGTTAATGGAATGGATGGATTGGAATACTGCTGGGTTGAATAGTGAAGCAGCTGGCTGGCACTTTTATGATACTATTAGTTTGCATGGCAATTATCTCCAACTTGGGGATAAAACTGCAGCGAATGGGGCTAAATTACAGTTTGCTTTACATGGTTTTAATGGAACGTCTTACCCAGCATTAATGAATTACAGTGGTCAAACGGGCATCCTGTTTGGTGGAAACAACGTCTACATCATCACTAACGGTGAATCCCATTCAATGCAAACGCTTTTTGATCATTTTAGTTAGGAGAAAGTAAATGAATACGTTAAAATTTAAAAACGGTGAATTAGTAGTAATTGGTAACTTCTTTGGGGATCTGCGCTTAAAAAATATCGCTTCGTTAGGGCGCTCAAAACTAATTAAGTTGATCGTTGCCAAAAATAACGAATATCAAGATGATTTAAATCAAATTCGAGCACACTATTTCGAAAAAGATGAAAGTGGTAACTTTAAGAAGCATAAAGATGGAACGCTAGTATATAAACAAGACGCTGACAAGAATAAAGCAACTGCTGAAGTTCAAGAAGCAGCTGAAGATTATGCAGTTATCTCAGTCACCGAATATTCTAATAAATTTAAAAAATTGTATCAGGCGTTACAAGAATATGATGGTGAGTTCGACAATCAAAGCGCCTTATTGTATGAAGTTGTGATGGATGCTTTTGATGAATGCTTTACAAGTGGAAAGGAAGAATAAGGATGGACATTTATATGGGAAGTTTAGAATATCAATTTGATAACCAAGGTAAAACTACTTCGATCAACGTTTTATTCAATGCGAGCCAAGGGCTAGAATATCTGAACGCGCGGATCAACATTACGCTTGACCAACTAGGTGAGGGAACCACCTTAGATGATTTGAATCGCAAACAGTTAGAAGAACTGGCTCGTCAAAAGTTAGTAGAGATTGTCGCCGTTAAAGAAGAGCCAGCAAAATAATATTTTTAGTCGCCTACGAAATAAACAGTACGCAAGGGCGGCTGTTTTTGCACAGAAAGAAGGAGATATATTTTGTTATTTCACGAAATTTTAATAAGTAATATGCGTAGTTTGGTGGACAACAAGTTTATTGTTGTCTTTTTGTTTGTCGTCTTGTTAGACATCGCAACAGGTTATGGTAAGAGTTTACTGGCCACTGATACCACTAAAAAGACCCAATCAACTAAAGGGCTGAACGGACTAATTAAGCACGGCATGGTCATTTTGATTATTCTAGTGTTGTATCCGTTGATGTCTGCGATGGACTATGAGCCATACGCAAATACCGTTGTTGTCTTTTACATTATCAACTATGCAATCAGTATTTTAGAAAATCTGGGACAATCAGGTATCAACTATCCACATTGGCTAGAAAACAAGTTAGGCAAGCTCCAAGATAATTACGATCACGGAAAGGATGATAAGCATGAGTAAATTATACGGCGTGGATGTTGCTTCATATCAAACAGTAGCACAGGCGGTTAACAAGAATGCACAGGCTACTGTGGTTAAAGCTACACAAGGAACTGGCTATGTTAATCCTAGATGTGATGCACAGTATCAAAACGCAAAAAAACATGGCAAATTATTGGGAGTTTACCACTATGCAGGTGGTGGGAATGCTACCGCTGAAGCTGATTACTTTTTAAAAAATATTAAAGGCTATATTGGCGAAGCGGTTCTATTTCTTGATTGGGAAAATGGGCAAAATAGTGCCTATGGTAATGGTAAGTGGGTTAAACAATTCGTTGACCGTGTAAAAGCTAAAACAGGCATTGATTGCGTTATTTACACTGGTTCAGAAGGTGCTGCGCAGGTTGCTCCGTATGTTAAAAAGAGCAACGCACTCTGGATTGCACAATATCCATATCGCAACTATCCAAGCTTTAATGAGCCAAAATCTAACTATAATTCACACGGCATGACGGTATTTGGTTGGCAATTTAGTAGCACGCCGTTAGATCATTCTGTTTATTATGTAACACCTGCTCAATGGAAAGCTTATGCCAAAGGCAGTGGCAAAGTTAAACCTGCTAAAACAGTCAATAAGCCAGCTAAAAAACCAGCTAAAAAGCATAAGGCAAAATCTTCCACATACACGGTTAGATTAGGCGATACACTTTCAGGCATTGCTGCAAAGTATGGTATGTCCACACAACATCTG